CCGCACGACGCGCCATTTGCGGGCCGTCACCGGCTGGCCGGGCGGCGAGGCGAAACGGCGCGTGCGCAGCAGCGATCCGGCGTCATGCGTCTCGACCGTCACCCATGACAGGTTGGCGGCCTGATACTGCACGGCGATCGCGCCGATCAGAGTGGCGGGCACGGTCACGGCTGTATTTCCAGGGGATTATTAGGATCGTACCAGGGGTAATCCGGCGGCGGCGGTGCCACCGCGCCACCGGCCGCGATGAAGGCGAAGTCGGTCAGATCCACCATGCCGATCGCGACGGGCGCTCCAAAGTCGAACTCGGCAATGACATAACCGGATGTGGCCCCCAGGTTGGTGGTGGTCGTCATCCCCGCGCCGTCGGTCAGATTGGCCGGGGTTCCGCCGCTGGGCGCCGTCACCGTCGCCCCGCCCGTCGCCACGGCCTCCAGGCGATTGCGGATCAGGTCGATATGCTCCAGACCCGGGCGGCGATGCAGCGGCCCCTGCGGGCGGGGCATCAGGTTCAGACTATAGGCCAGCATCGAGCCGTAGGCCTTCAGGTCGCGCCGCGCGACCATGGCCGGGTCCAGCTCGCCGCCGGTGAAAACAGACTGACGAAAGACTTCAAGCGGCATGATTAGCGCCCGCGTAAATGGTCGAACATCCGGCTCGAATATCCGCCCGACATCCGCGATCCCACCAGCGGCCCGTCGTCGATGCCGCTCGTCAGCTGACGCTGCGGGGCCTGACGGCTGTCCTCGTTGCGCGCCTGGGCATACAGCCCGCCCTCGCCGCCCTCGGACGGCGTGCCCCAGCATTTCTGCTCATAGTCGCGCTGAAGCGACCGGTTCTGGGTATGGGCGGCCAGGTCGGCGGCGAAGGCGTACAGCGCCAGCTCGACGAACCAGCTGGGCCACAGGGCCTCGACCCGGGCGGCGGTGTATTCGGCATAGACCCGCGCCTCGTCGGCCCAGAAATGGTTGTCGCTGGGCAGCACATACAGGGTGCGCTCGGCGCTGAAGGGGTCGGGATGATCGCGGAACGCATGCACCGCCCCGACCAGATCGGCGGGCGGCGTGAATTTATAGGCCATGACTCGCGGCTCGTTCGCGCCCGGCGTCACGGCGGCCAGCAGGCGCACGCTGTTGGCGAAGGTCCAGCGGTATTTGCCCAGCAGCATGGCCCGCTTCTGGGGCCAGTTGCCGGCGCAGAACACGCCCAGCGGGCTTTCCTCGCTAAAGTCGGCGATCCGGTCGCCCGACACCTTGTCGATCGCCAGATTGCAGAAGTCGAGGTCGGTCAACGGCATGGCGCGGTCGGCTCCGGAAAAGGCGGAACGGCCCGCGTCCTGAAATCAGGACACGGGCCGTCTTCACGATCAGGCGGCGGTCGTCCGCATGGCGGCGCGCAGCAGGGCGAAGTCCAGCTTGGACCGGACGCGGATGACGCCCTTGGGCTCCACCACGGCCGAGGCCGACTGGAACCAGCGGCCGTACATATTGCCCATCCGCGACCCGAGACGTTCGTTGATCTCGGTGTCGTCGTCGTTCTGGACGGTCATCACCGCCGACTTGGCGTGCACGAACAGGTCAACCCCCGTCGCACCGCCCGCCAGCCAGCCTTCGCCCGCCGTGCCGTTGCCCGGCAGTCGCTCATAGGACCGCCACATCAGGTCATCCCACGGACGGTTGCCTTTCAGCTCGCCCGCCTGGGCATAATAGGGGTCCAGCGAATTCTGCATCCGCACCTTGAACGGCGCGATGATCGCGACGTCCTCGCCCTCGAACAGCTCGCTGGTCCCCAGCTCGACGACGGCCTGGGCGATCAGTTCCAGAGTGGCCGTCACGGAATAGGAGCCAATGGTGGTGATGGTCTCGTTGACGCCCTTGGTGTTGGTCACGCCGCTGAGGGCCGCGGCGGCCAGGGCGTCGACGTGCTGGCGGTCGCGGGCGCGGTTGACGGCGCGCACCGAGGCGCCGGCGAAGGCGCCGGCCATGGAGATGTTCAGCTTCTTGATGTCCGGATCCCAGATCGTGAAGTTCACGAACTCCGGCTCGGCGGCCACCTTGACGAAGTCGAGGGGCAGCTGGTTGTGCACCAGCTCCTGCATGCGGCTGGACCGGGTCGTCTCGGACTGCCCCAGGCGCGGGAAGAAACAATCGTCGCCGATGAACATCCCGCCCTCTTCGGCCAGACCCTCGAGGCGGCGCGTCTTCTGTTCGCTGCGAAGTTTGTATTCATCCTTGTATTTCGGGATGAACCATTCGGGCATCTCGTGGGCCATGACATTGCGCTCCAGTTAGGCCGGCTGAAGCGCCGGCGTTGTTTTCACAACACCGACGCTAAGCCCGGCCCGGCCGCCGCAACGCGGTCAGCCGCGCTTGCTGTGGGCGGCGATGAAGGCCGCGTCAGCCGCCCTGCGGAAGGCCCGGTCGGTCTCGTATTTCGGATCGCGCCGCTGGGCCTCGGCGGCCGAGACGGCGGTTTCCCGGGCTGTCGCGGGGTCGGCCGTGGTCGGCGGGTCGATGTCGGCGGCGGGGCCTGCCATCCGGCGCATGTATTCGACCAGCTTGACCCCCGCCGCCGTGGGCGACAGGCTCATCATCTCGCCGAACATCTCATCGTCGAAGCCGTCGCCCCGCGCCTTCAGCCCCTCGGCGAAGATCTCCACCTCGCGGCGGCGGCCCTCGGCGTTGTCGCCCAGCTTGGCCGCCTCTGCGACGGGGTCGAACTGCCCGGTGTCGAACAGCCCGGCCTTGGCCAGGTCGCCCGCCTGGGCCAGAAAGTCGTCCAGCGCGCCCTGGGTCTTGCCCGCCTTGGCGAAATGCTCGGTGATCCCCTTGACGATCGGGTCCTCGCCGTCGCCCATGTTCAGCGCCGCCTTGGCGTCCGCGTCCAGATTGACGGCATAGGCCGCCGCCTCGGTGTGGACCGCCGCCCGCGCCGCCTCGGCCGCGACGGCCTCGGGCGTGGGGTCGGCAGGCTTTTCAACCGGCGGCGATGTTTCCGGCGGGGTCGAAGGCGTCTCCTCCCCCGGTTTCGGCTCTGGTTTCGTCTCCGGCGTCTTCAGCTCGGGGGGCGTAGCTCCCGGCGAGGCCGGGGCTGTCGTTCCATCCAAAGACAGGAGCGGGTCGATCATGGCGACGGTCATCGGTTTCAGTCCTTTGCAGATGGTCGTGGAGGTCGAGCAGGTGCACCACGACGCCGAACACGGCGTTCTCGCCGGTGCGCCGTTGGCAGAAATCATGGCTGGCCGCGCCGCTCAGGCGCGGATCGGTCGGCGGGCGCAGCACCGTCGCGCGCGCCAGAACCTCCAGCAGCGCGAGGCCGTCCGGTCCGTTCATGACCTTGGCCATCAGGGCCGCGTCCAGACGGTCCTGATCCAGCACGCCGCGCGCGCCGGGGTCGGGCAGCTGCGAACTGACCCATGTCCGGACGTGTGCGATCAGCGGGTTCACGGCCGGACCAGTCCGGCCGTCGGCTCGCCGTCGACGAAGGACGCGCCCGCCGGCACCTCGATCGGCTGACCCTTGCCGGCGGCCTCGCCCATCATGGCCAGGATTTTCTCGCGATCCTCGCGCGGGCGGGTGGACCAGCCCGGAGCGCCCATCATCGGCCCCAGCTTGTGCATGTCTTCCAGGTTGATGACGGCCGCCATCATCTCGGCTCCGCCGATCGCCTTGACCAGTTCGGCCAGACGCGCGAACCGCTCGACGTCGTCCATGTTCTGCTGCTGGGCCAGCGGCGAGGTGATCCGCACCTTCATCACCAGCTGATCGACCTTCAGCTCGTCGAAATTGATCGCCGGAACCTTTTTCTTGTCGAGGATGTCCAGCACCCGGGCGATCACGGCCGGGATGTATTCGTGGTTCAGCCGCCCGAAGGCCGAGCCCGCGTCGAACGCGAATTCGCGCAACCGCTCCACGATCTCGGTCGGCGACCGGACGCTGGCGCTTTCCTGCGGCAGTTGGCGCGCATGCAGGTTCTGGGCGATGTTCTGGCGCATGTCCTGAAGCGACAGCTGGGCCAGGTCGACCCGGCCGTTCATCTCCAGCGGCGTGATGGAGGACCCCATCGGCCCGCCCGTCCGCGCCACCCGGATCAGGGCGTGCGGCGCCAGGCGCAGCGTGTCGGGGTTCACCACCCCGTCGTGCGCCACCATCAAGGGCGGCGCCAGGGCATAGGCCGCCGCCTTCAGGATCATCTCGACGGCCTTGTTGGCGGTCATGATGTCGGGCAGCGTCAGCAACAGCGGACCCAGCCCCCACGGATTGCCCGGCGTCGTCCACCAGCGGAAGATGATCCAGGGATTGGTGCGGTTGGTGGTCTCCCACGCCTTGCCCGTCGTGGCGGCGCCGCCCTCGGTGGCCAGCACGTCGAACCGCCACAGCCCTTCGCTCAAGTCGAAATAGCTGGCCTGAAGGATCTCGACCTCTTCGTTCTTGCCCGAGGCGATCTTGTCCAGGATCGCCTTGGGCCAGGTCGCCTTGGGCCACAGCACCGGCAACTGCTCGGCCGGGTATTTGCGGCGCCAATAGACGTTGTCGATCCGGCCGCTGGCCCCCTCCTCAATCGACAGGCCCCACGGCGGCACCGCCGTCCAGCGGATCAGCTCGTTGTCGTCGCCCTCCACGGCCAGCAGGCCGGCGGTCCCGATCGACAAATCCGCATAGGCCTGACCCGAGGCGTTGGCGAACGACGAGGCGTCCAGCGCCGCGTGCACGATCTTGGTCGCGGTCTCGAGCTGGCGGTTCACCTTCTCGATCTGATCCTCGGGGATCAGCGGCCCGCCCTCCAGGGCGAACCAGCGCGCGAAGGGCGGCGTCAGGTCGCGCTGCAGCCGCGAGCCGAATTTGTGCACGCCGGTCGGGCCGGAGCTGTCAAACAGCTGCTCAAAGGCCATCCGCCCGCGATTGTGCTGGACCCGCCACGGCATGGCGAAGGCCATCGCCCGGTCGATATAGTGTTTGACCTCGCCCCGCTTGGTGTCGGCCGCGGCCTCGCGATGCAGGATCTTCTGGACGCTCCAGCCCGCCATGCGTCAGCCGCCCAGCGTGGGCGCGAGGCCGGTTTCGCCGCCCTGGAACGACAGCAGCCGACGCCCGGCTCCGCGCATCCGGCGGCCCGACGCCGACTGTTCGGCCCGCAGGCGCTGGGCCTCTTCCTCGGCGTCCCGCGCGCTGCGTTTCTGGGCGTTCTCGGCGTCGATCTGGGCCATTTTCTGCTCGCGAGAGCGCCGGCCGAAGAACCGTTTAACCGTGCCGGCCATGGATGGGGCTCCTCAGAACGTGCGACGAAAGACGGCGACGGGGCCGAGGCGCGTGGCCTCCTCCCCGATCCGATCGAAGCCCAATCCTGCCGCCATGCGCGCCCCCGCAACGCGGTCGCCGACGCCCAGCACATAGACGCGGACCTCGCCCGTGCCCGCCCCGCCCGCCACCGCCTCCAGCGCCTGGTCCAGCAGCCGCAGCGCGGGCCTCAGGTTCGCCCGCATCGCCGGGCCGACCGCCAGCCAGGCCTCGGCATGGTCGGCCTCGGGCCACAACCCCATGACGCAGACCAGCACCCCGGCGGCGTCGCGGACCGTCAGGGCCGCCCCCTCGCTGACCTGACGCGCCATTTCCCCGAACCGGCGCCGTGTCACCACGCCCCGGCGCCCGGCATCGCCCGGTGCCTCCAGCATGTCGAACGCCGACGCCTCGCTGACGGTCAATCCGCCCACCTTCAATCCCACGGCGACCAGTCCGACCTGTAGGACGGCTGGCCGCGCTGGCCCGGATGGCGCGGGCTGCCCGGCGGCATCAGCACCCCGGACGCGGACCGTTCCCAGCCGTTGCCGAGACCGCTCGGCGCTTTGGCCCGATTGAGGTCGAACCCGCCGCCGACGATGACGCCCGCCCGGCCGATATCGCCCAGGCAGGCATAGCCCAGGGCGTCCATGACGTGAGAGCTGGCCGTGTTCTGCTTGCCCAGCGCCTTGGTCGGCTGGAGCGGGTCAGCCTTGGTCCATTTGTAATCGCCGCCAAAGCCGCGCCGCAGGAACCGGCACGAGGGATTGATGGTCAGGTCGCGCACCTGGTCGTGGGCGTTGATCCGGTTCATCACCGTGCGCGTGGCGTCCAGCCGCAGGTCCAGCTCATTGGACGAGGTCGGGTTGATTGGCACCTTCAGGACGTTCTGGACCTTCTCCATGAACGAATATTCGCCCTTCTCCCGGTCCGCGCCGTAGAAGGCGGCCGGGTCGCCCCAGCCGATCGAGACGTGCTGCCCGGCGAACCGCGACGACACCAGATCGCCGATTGCTTCTGCGAACCGGGCGGGACCGACCCCGTGCAACAGGCGCCGACCCTTGGCGTCGGTCGGGTCGATCATCACCACCTCGGCATAGATGACCCTGCGCCCGCTCCGGGTCCGCCCCATGATCACCGCCGCCGGCGTGCCACCGCCATCCAGCCCCAGGATCAGCTCGTCGCCGCGCTCGGGCTCCAGCTCGACGGGCGAGAACAGGGCGTCCAGATCGACCTCGCCGAAGATCGGCTGGCCCGCGAAACTGGCCCCCCAGCGGTTGCGACAAAAGCGGTTGACCCACCAGTCGGGCCGCCCGGCCGAGATCACCGTGTAGTAATCGTCGTCCAGATATTTGCTGTTGTCAGCATCGGGGTTGACCCGGAACGGCGGCCCACCCGGCAGGATGCCTGACGGCTGGTCGAAGAACTCGAAATTCATCTCGGTGTGCTTGTGGGCGTCTTCAACGCACAGCTCATAGAAGGGATGATCGACGTCGGGCTTGTTGAAACCGGCCCAGACGCCCCGGCTGACCCGGAATTCCTTGTCACCTCCCCGCTTCGTTCGGCCGCCCAGATAGGCCAGCGCCTCGACCGGGACCGTGGTCGCCGCGTCGATGAAGGCCCCCATGATCGCCCAGCCGTCACACGTTGCCTCGACGCTGTTTCCGCCGAGGGCGAGAAATTCGACCCGCAGCTCGATCGGCCCCATGCCGTGCGTGCCGTCCACGAAGGGCGCGTCGAAGCGCAGATCGTGTGACGCCGGCCGATCGTCGGACCCCACGAATTTCCCGAAGTCGCGGGGCACCCATTTGTGCCAGTCCTGGATCGTCGTCCGGTACAGGTTGCGATAGGTGTCGCGCAGGACCCCCACCTTGGCGACCCGGACGCCCTGGTTGTTGGGCTTCTGGACCATGCCGGTGAAAAACGGCTCGGCCACCGCGCAGGCCGTGGTCTTGCCGGAACCGTAAGGACCTGCAATCAATCGCGTGAAGGCCGTCGATTCGTGAAACCGTTTCAGCGTGTCGCTGCTCGGAACATAGGTTCTGGGGTCAAATCGCCCTGACATTCCGCACCACCCACACCCCGACCCTCGGGGCTACGCTGTCAGGGTCGACGGGATCGGTTTTCGGCAACGCCATCCGTGCGGGACCGCATGGACATAAGGGGTTGGTGGCGCCGGTTTCCGGGGCACCGCTCGCCCAGGCCGGGCCGCGCTTAACGTCCAGTTACCCAAAATGTTGTGAGTTATTGGCTACTTACGTCGCCGTCCGACTGATCCCGTCCGACTTGGCCCAGCCGAACGCTCATCCCGTCGCCCACCGAAATCTCAGCCGCCCCGCCGCGCGCGGGAACAGAGACCCCGGCTGATCGGTCCAGATCGACGCCGCCGAAGTTGACGGTCAGCGATGCGCCGCCCTCGATCTGCACCGCCTGAGGCAGCTTCTGGGCGATGTAGGGCGCGGCGCTCTCGGCCATCCGCATCTGCAGCTTGAACAGGTCCAGCAGCACGTCGTTTGCGAAATGCTCGCCCTCCTCCTCGACATCGACCGTGGTCACCGTCTCGACCCCGGCGATGACTGCCGTCGTCGTCGTCGTCCGCGTCACCATCTGGCGGCGCAGGCCCAGCCGCTCGGCCAGCTGGACCGGCGTCATGGTATAGGCCTCCATGATGACGCTCAGCGGATGCCGGTGCTGGGTCAGGAGCCACGCGGTCACCGCCTCGGTGCGCCTGTTCTTCGATCCCTTCGGACGCCCAGGGCGACGCCCGGCCGAGGGCAACGCCGCCGACAGCGGCGACGGCGCATCGAGCGCGCCCGTCTCGCAGGGCTCCAGTTCCTCGAAAAGACCCGCCTGGACGATCTCGGCCATGCCCGCCTCGCCCTTAACCGCCTCTTCCAGTGCTGCGCCGACGCCGCCCGACATATCGCCCTCATTTTTTACTCGGTCTGAGGATGACGCCGCCGGCTCCGGCGCAACGCGGCCCAGCTGGGACTAGTTTGGGACTTGGTTTGGGACTTCTATCTATATGTATTCATTGTGAAATCTATACCTAGTCCCAGAAGTCCCACAAATCCCAGATCGCAGACGCCATACGAGGCCGTCGCCGTTTTCAACCGCGCATTTGTTTTTGTCGGGCGCGCACGTCAGGCGACCCCCCTGGGATTTGTGGGACTTCTGGGACTTGGCCGGATTGCTCTTCGAAAACAGTCTCTTGACTGTCCCAAACCAAGTCCCAACCCCGTCCCACGAACAGGGACTTGAGGGCGGACCGGCGACCGGCTGACCCCTTATCGCTCAAGTCGGCTGCGCCGCCAAGGGTCGGGGTGATGATGACGCTTGACGCCGCGAATTGGCGCGTCCTATAACTAGGACTCGGCAGGGCGTTGGCCCGCCGCTACTGTCCTCGGCATTGGGTCGGGGGCGAAACATCAGGGACTGACCCGATGAACATGACCGCCCTTCTCCACCGCGAAACCGCGCACCTGCCTCAGCGGGACCGCGACCTGATCGAGCGCCGCCTTGTGGTGGCCATCGAACTGGCGCTGCATTTCCCCACGGCGCCGGTGCGCGCCATGACCGACAAGCTGCAATCGTTCGGCGACTGCGAACGCTGGACCTGTGAACTGGTGGCCAAGGCCGCTCTCGAGGTTGCGCCGCTCCGCGCTGCCGCGCTTAGCGCAGCGTGAGGGTCAGACCATGTCAACACGCTCTCTAATCATCGTCGATCACGGCGACCACTTCGCGGTTTCCTATTGCCATTGGGACGGAAAGCCACGGCATCAAGCGCCAATCCTGACCGAACACTATGCGTCAGACGACGCGGCGCGCGCCCTGTCCGCGCTCGGCAATCTCTCAAGTCTGGGGGCGCGCGTCGATGCACCCGACGGACACTCCTATGCAAGCCCCGCAGAAGGGTGCTGCATTGCCTACGGGCGGGACAGGGGCGAAGCGAATTGGCGCGCTGACAAGTGCTGGGCTGTTATCGCCGCTTGGCCCTGCGATCACAGCCTGATCGAATGGGTCTATCTCTGGCGCGACGGCGCGTGGTGGTTCGCCAGTGCGGAGGAAGGGACACAGGCGCTGCGGCCTTGCACCGATCTGATCGCGGCTCAACCGGGGGTGCCGTAAAATGAACGTCAAGACCTTCTTTATGCCGGGCGACCGCTACCAGTACGACTTCGACGCCTGTTCCGCTGACCGGGGCTGGGCGCAGCTGGACACCGTTCAGGACGCCCCTTGGTATGGCAACTGGATCAGCCCCGGCTCGAAGATGCTTCTCGAGTTCTGCGAAGGCGACGTGACGCTGACCACCTGCGAAACGGACGCTGAATTCTCGAGCGAAGTCCGTCGCGTGATCGACCGGCACACCGCGCAAGGCACCAAGACACCGCTGATCGACGGCATGTGTAACGAGGGCACAATTGCCCGGTTCATTGATCTGGGCCTCGGCGATCTTCTGCACTGACGCTTCCGGTTCGCCCCCATCCGTCGCCGGGTGGGGGCCTTCCCGAACCGTCAGGTTCACCGCTCCGGGCAATCACGTCCGGGCGTTCCGCTGGTCACGAAAGGACCGCTTCCATGTCTGCTCAACAAATCACCACCCTTCCGCTTTCCGCCCTGTCGCTGGCCGAGGAAAACGCCCGCTACGGCGTCACCTATGACCCGGACGCCCTGCTGGACCTCGCCCGCTCCATCCGTTCGCCGCTGGGGCTGCTGGACCCGCTCAAAGCCTATGCGACCGACACCGGGGCCGCCGTCTGGGATGGCGGGCGTCGGCTCGCCGCCTTGGGCCTGATCGCCGCCGATGGCGACGAGGCCGGGGCTACGCTGGTCGCCTCCGTGTCCCTCATTCTGACCTCGCGCGAGGAAGCCCGGCTGGCGTCCATGGCAACCTTCGTCCGAAAGGATATACACCCCGCCGAACGCTTCCTGACCTATAACCGGCTGTTCGAGGACGGTCAGACGGCCCAGCAAATCGCCGCCGCTTGCGCCGTCAGCGAGAAGGGCGTCGCCCAGCTGCTGCGCTTCCGGATGCTCGCGCCAGAGATATTCGCAGCCTTCCGTGACGGCGGCATGGACCTCGATGCGGCCTTCGCCTTCACCTTGACCGACGTCCACGATGACCAGCGCGAGGTTCTGGCCAGCTTTCAGGGCAAGGAAGTCCGCAGCCATGAGGTTCGCAATCGTCTGCAGCGCGGCGGGGTCAACGCCCAGCACAAATGGGCGCGCTACGTCGGTCGCGACGCCTATGCCGAGGCCGGGGGGCGGTTCCTGACCGACCTGTTCTCGAACCGGGAGATCGACGAG